AGTCCCCATCGGGGGCTAGTGTCTTTACATCGGGAGCATTAACTTGCCTACGAACTACGGGCAATTCAGCAACTCCATCCTTCCGTAATTCTTTTAGTGCTTTCTTTGCACGTTTTTTAGTTGTTCCATCAAAGGTCGCTTGCAGCAGGGCGATTAACTCATTGTCATCTTTCCCGTCTTCTATAGCAAATGCTACTTCCGGGCTGACCTGTGCAATCTGGTTTAAATCCAGTTCCTGTAGGAACCGTCGATCCTCACGATGCCATCCGACATACGTGATCAGTATGCCCCGCTCAAGCAAATAGTTAGCACCTAGTTCCATCTCGCGGTAGAAGCGTGGGATGTACCCCGAACTTACCATCCATTTTAAGAATCCAGAAACAATGCGACTTCGCGCAATATCCCCGCTTTCAACTGGGAAGGCCCGAACATTTGCTCGGTTCAATGATGCCATAAACAAAGATACTAGACGAGTAATACGCTCATCAATTAGGTGGCACTCGATGTCGGACGCACCCTCCCAAGGGAAAGCGTCAGATCCGTGCTTGCGATGATCACGGCTTTTGCCCGGCCACCAATTGCGACGATCATCGTAACTAGTACGGCATAGATCAAAATATGATTCTAACTCTGATACGGTCTGCTCGTAGGCATAGCGTAGGGTCTTGATGTCGGGTTCATCCTGGACGTAAGTCAAGGACTCTGAAATTGATTCATTCTGCATTATCTTCTGCTAGGCGTTTTTTTATGGATTCAAGCAATCGTATCGTGTAAGTCGATGGTAGCCCTATTGTATCACATAGGTCACGATTTGTCATAGGGACTCCACTCTCGTGGGTAACGTACCTCTTTAATATCTCCCAACTGGCAAACCTATCACTCTGTTCGCGACACCAGGATCTATCCATTGTTATGTCCTCACTTTCTGACATAACGATAACTTGTACCCTTGGAGTCCTCAATTCCCTCAAAGATGATTTTTTTCTTTACTAGTAGTCCCTGCCACCTTCGGGGGATCAAAACATTTACGCGCTTCCCGATCTCATTGCTGAATACCACATTGTACTTCCTGTTTGGACACTCCGCAAGTACAGTACCCTCGTAGTGCTTTGGAATGATTTCATTAATCATTAGGGACTCTTCCAGTATTTTAGTACCCTTCTCTGTAACCCAGGTATTTTTACCTTTGCCAGTTAGGGACTTTACTGGTAGCTTTTGAGTTGCTATCTTCATTGCTTCCTCAAACGTAACCTCTTGTTCTTTAGCGATTTGTGTTAATTTCTTCTTGGGCATTAATATCCTCCTTTGTTTGTTTTAGTTGATTGCATTGATGAGTCCGACATAAAGTCCGGTCCTTCTCCGCCGTTCGACATTCGCAAATAACGAATGACATCGAAGAAGTCCTTTAGGGCTTCCTCTGGTTTTCCACCTGCATTGTAGTTAATTAGACTGTCCACTAGGTTTCCGCAATCGGAATGGATGTAGCACCTTGGACGATTTGCCCCATCAATATCTACGTTTGGGTTGTAGTTGAACCAGTCATCTAGGGCAGTAATTCCTCGCTCCTCCATCTTACCATCGGATGGAATAAAGCTTAGACCAAAGTCATAGAAGGAGGTAAAGAGATCATCATTATTCTCATTCTCGCGGGCGAAGAACCGGGAGTCACCGATGCGCTCAGTTACTTCCATACCTAGATCGTCCTCGATCTCCTTAAATAGTTCACAGTATCCCTCTACATTTAAACCAATCTTTTTAGCTGCGGGTCCGTACTTCCACTTGGGATCCCCAAACAAAGCCCACTCTCCGTAGGTGTTGCGGTCGGGCCACTCCCTGCGGATAAAGATTTCTCCACTCTCGTTTACCCCAGCCCAGATGGCTGTGTAGTTCCTTGCGCCAGCGGGGTCAACCACTTGATAGCAGGTGAACTTCGACTTATCCGATATGTCGGGGAACGTCATCCCGTACTTATTGGGTTCCTCGTTGAGAACATTTACTTCTGTATTGAAGTAAGGTAAAAGGGCATTCGCTGATTTTACCGGTAGACCATAAGCGCGAACCTTGATTTCATCATCGGGGCGACCCTTTAAGTCCTTTGCAATTCGCTCGTATCCGCCGAATGGATTCTCGTCGGAGTGGAGATAGATTACAGCAGCATCCCTACTTGGGCTGTATTGGCGGATGGGTACTTCTAGGTCACGAAGCAAGGCCGCTGGCCTTGTCTCATTGGTTTCCGCGCCCTTGAGGTATTCAGCTATGAAAGGAGTGTATCCATCAATTGGTGTAAAGCCAATGATCATCTTGGAGTCCCGGGTAGCAAGTCGGAACCGCAGGGTGTTGACTAGGGCAGCGTCACCTAGATATTCGTCAAGCCAAGTGCCGATATTCAAACCCTTGGGGTTCTTGAAGCCGAACTCAAAGCCCTCTAGGATGGTGGAGTTATTGGAGTACTGTGTGTAAGTCTTGAAGTCCACCCGTGTGCGGGTGTCCGGGAACACGAAGGAACTCCCTGTGAACCCATTCTGCATTGAATAGTTAATGTACCCCTCGATCCCTTTAGTCTTCTTCTTGTACTCCTTGGGCATCATCTCCCAGATGGCTGGCTGTTGAACCTTGATTGACGTATCCGCATTTTGCGAAAAGCAAACAATGTGTCCATCCTCGGACTCGGTCACTGCTTCCATTATCATCTTGGCGCAGCCAGTAGTCTTTCCACTTCTGTTTCCGCCGAGTGCAAGGCACTCGTTGTACTCCTCCATTGCTTCCCTGGCTCTATCCCAGCCTGGGAGGTCGAACCCATAGCGTAGGGGGTCACTGGTGGATGCCTTGATCCTGCCCTCGTGAGCAAGATATAGCTGCTCCAGCAGCTTTGGGTCATTCTCGGCTAAGTAAACAATTTCTCTATCAGTTGGGGCTGATAGGATTGGGTGCTTGGTAAACGAAAGCTCCATACCTAGAACAATCTCTCATCGTCCTCATCGTCATCGTCATCATCTAGGAGTTGCTCCCAGTCTAGATCATCCACTTCGGAGTTTAAATCCTCGATGGCTTCCACCATCAGCATTTTACCAACCCTGTGGTTGGTGTAGTCATAGAAGAGATCCCCGTCCTCATCGAGGACAATGAAGCAGAAGTTCGGCGAAATATCTGCGAGCATTCGGCGAACGTGGTTAAAGGCGATGTCCGGATCAATGTCTGGTGTCTTACTCATTTGCTTGATTTGGGTTGTTCGGTTCTGGGAGCAGGGGGTTTCTTGCTCCAATCAATATCGTCGTAGTTCTTACGTTGCTTCTCCTGGTTATGCCCTTTGCGGGGTCCGCTTCCTTTAGTGCTCATCTACTTCGATTACTTCTGCTTGTTGCATTTGCTCCAGCCGTGAACGAGCAGCGGCCAGCGTCTCCTCGTAGTCCTGCTGTGTGATTACCTGCCTTTCCTCAGTAATAGAGGATGCTTCACCCCTGGAGGTCATAGCCTCCCGGAAGGAATTAGCCTTGGCTATTGATAGCTCCTTGAGGTCACGGAAGCTGACATCGAACTCTGGGTCTGTCTCCATCTTGTCCCGCACCTTTTCAATAAGATCCTCCTCCAAGGAGGATATGTTTAAATAGTTCTTTGCGGAAATCTTACCCGCAATGTCCCGCAATTTCCCAAGGTGGTCAGCGTAATCCACTAGAATATTCAGTACAGTACAACGGGAGTACTTGTACTTCTTTACTAGAGCAGTCTGGCTGGTTCCCTTGCTGTAGAGGTACAGAATCTTGGCGACCTTCTCTGGGTCGTACACAGAGAGGCTCTTGATCTTTGCAACCTCCTTTACTTCAACCACTTGTGCAATGGCATCCTGGATCTCATTGCAGAGTTCCTCCTTTGCGCTTTGGTTAATAGTGTCGGTCATACTGAGAATGTGTCTCATTAACATATAGGATGTCAATCATAAAAATATAAAGTACGCAATATAGCATATAGCAATTGACAAATTGCGAACGCCGTGTGATATAATACAACCATAGTCAGGAGGTAAACCCCAATGCGGGCGAAAACGATCTCCGAGGATAGCCACTCGTATGACATTAAACTACACGGCACTACTTTGGGAAGTTCGCCTCTTGGGAACAAGGGTCGCCCCACTGTAGTATAGGTTGTTTCCCCTGATGATGCCAAGAAGGGAAACTTAAAATATATGCCTG